GCTCTCGTCCATGCCGCGGCCAATGCGGCTGGGCACTTCGGGCGAAATCGGAATGTCGTAATGGATGCAGCCGGCCAGGGCCAGGAACGTGGCACGGGACGCACCGCTCCATACGGGCACTTCCGTCATCACCGTGGTGTGCAGCCACTCGGCAAGCGATTGCGCAAGCGCTTCCCGCAGGCACTTGTCGAGCGCCCGGCGGTACTTGTCCGTGTCGATCCGCAGCGCGTGGAAGGCGGCCGTGAACTTCATGGTCAGGAACCTCAGCTTTCGGCATCCTGGGGCATCCTGGCCCCCGCGAGACGAGCATCCCGCTCCAACTCGTCATACGAGCGCGTCTGCTCGAAGGCGATCATCAAGGCTTGCGTCTCGACGCTGCACTCGTCCCACGCTGCCTTGACGCCGGGCGGCCGAACCCCTAAGCGCTCGCAGGCACTCCAGACGGCGTACTCGGCAGTTCGGTGGGGTGGCCAGAGGATGTGGGCTTCGCTTCCTGACCAGCTAGAAAAACCTCGCGGGCCTTCTTGAGCTTCGCATCGTCAAGGCAGTTGGCCTCCAGGACGAGGTTCATCACGCGGGTGATCTCGATGTCGCTCAGGCCGCCGTTGCGCAGGTCCGCGGACCAGTTCCGCCAAGTGCTGGGATCACCCGCCTTGACCGTATCCCACTCAATTCGGCTCTGTTCCAGCGACTTGAGGACCATGTAGCCGAAGCGGGTCTGGCTGTAGGCGGAAAGAAGCTGCTGGTAGGTGGGGTCTTCCTTCAACGGCACCCAGCCGTCGCGGGTCATCTTGCCCGGCGCTTTCGGCATCGGACACATGGCCTCGAACTCGTCCATGCTGACAACGGGTTGGGCGCGGAAGACGATCTCCTGGTCGCCGCGCGGCAGCACCAGGAAGACTTCGGTGGGCAGGGTCGTCGGGTCGATACCGCCGATCTTCATGTCTCTTCTCCCTCAACGGTAACAGGAAAGAAAGGCTCGGCAGCACCAGCCTCGCTCGGCTGGCGCTGCCGGCTGGTCGCACGACTAGGCGTTCGGGCGAGTGACGACAGGCTCGCGGGCCTTGCACTTGCCCGTCAGGACGACGGTGGCCGCGTTGTAGTTCACTTCGCGGGTCTCCGCGCGGAACTGCGGGAACACCGTGGTTTCGGACTGCGACGGGGCACAGGGCGGCTCGTAATCGACTTGCAGGTCGATGCAGTACGGCTCGCACTGGTCGGGCGAGGAACTGACCCACTCCGAGGCCGCGCCCGTCCCCTTGAGGGCTTCCATCGGGCAGACGTGCTCCCCGGTGGCGCTGACGATGTGCTCGTACACGCAGTCCACCTTCACGTCCATCGGGACATCCTTCGGCTCGCGGACGGTATCCAGCCAGCCGCGGTCCAAGAGGTAGGTGTAGTCCCGGTGCTCGGTGTAGGTGAGGTTGCCGTCGCCGACCTTGATGGCGATTTGCTGCGGCCCGAAGGTCAGAACCGCATCATCGGCGTAGCTGCCCTGCCCGAGCGGCGGGGTGAAGGTGATCGAGACCGTGGTGCTGGTGGGGGTCGGGGCCAGGCCCAGGGTGTTGTTGGTGATAGCAATGCTGCCGGTGTCGGCCGCACCCGTCATCAACGGAATGGGCTGGTCGCCCAAGCGCCCCGTAAACTCCACGACGTAGGAACCGGCGCTGCCGGTCACGTTGAAGTCGCTCGTGCCGTAGCCGTCGTCCAGCGCCACGATGGCGGCCTTGACATCCGCGGAAGCGGCGTCATGGGCGATGGCTGTGGTCGTGTTCCCGCCAAACGTCAGGGTGAACGTGGTCGTGCAGGACGTGAGGACCACGTTCTGCTTCGCGTTCGTCCCCGCGTCGGCCCCTTGGGTCCGGCCGGTGACGGTGTGGACCTGGGGGAAGGTGTTGTGCAGCGCGTCGGGCGGGACCACCGGCGGGGAGCTTTCCCCGGCGATGGTGAACGTCGCGCCCACCGGGACTTTCTCCGGCGTGAGGGAATTCAACGCGATGCTGTCGAGCGTCAGCGTCGTATCCCCGATGGCCGGCGGCGTGGTCGGTTGGTTGACCAGCGCCGAACCCTGCAGTCCATCCTTCATGCGGATGGTGCAGTATTTCAGTTCGATGCGAGCCATGTTGCGTTCTCCTTGTTCCTAGCTGTCCAGGTAAACGACGTATCGGGCGTCGATCATCACCTGCTTCTGTCGGTCGTTCTGATCGGTCTGCCCGAAATGAAACACGCGCACGGCATCGTTCCGTCCGGTGCGCGTCATAAAGCAGTCCACGAGACTACCATCATCGCCCGGCTCCTTGCCGAGCCGTTTCATCGGGATCGGGCCGTCCAGTGCCTCGTGAAACCGCCCGACGATTGTGATGATGTCGTACTGGTTGCCCCCGACCTCGTACCGGCTCGTGAAGAGCAGGTTGATGTCCAGGCCAACCTCGTAGTAGTCCTTGCTCAATTCCTTCGTGTAAGGGCCGGAGACGCGAATCTCGACTCGTTGCGGGGCCTCCATGAACGCCGTCGTCCGTTCGTCCAACCCCTCCACCAGCGCCGGGATGTTGGCATCCTTGGCGAGCGCCTTCATCAGGCTTGCCACGGAAGCGAAAGCCCAGCGTGCCCAATTCGGATTGACAGCAGCCATTGGGGCACCTATTTCGTTGCTGTGGAGTCGGAATCCAGGACAAGCTGATCGGTCGTCGAGACGGGCAATTCCTGCGCGTTTTCCGTGCGTCCTTTCAGTTCCTTGGCGATCACCAGCCAGGCCGCGTCGTACTCGTACTCGGCGATGCTCTCGATGTCATAGTGCCGGTTGTTGAAGACGAGCCAGTCGTCCTTCTCCAGAATGAAGCCGTCCGGCAGATCGCGGCGGTCGAACAAGAAGTGGCGGGCGCTGGTGTCGAAGTAGCTCCCCTGGATGATCGCCCGGTTGGCGGCCATCGCGCCGGCGTTCTGCTTCACTTCGCGCTGCGTCTTCGCCGGCAGGACCACGGCCCGCCGCACCCGCCACTGCCTGATCTGCCAAATCGACTCCCCGGTCTTCGGGTCCGTCTGGACCTCGACCTTGCGGCGAATCACGACCGTCGCGCCGTGCTGGCGCTTGTGGGCGTACATCGCCTGCCGCATGAAGCGGTTCTGGACCGGGTTCGTCCGCAACATGGCCTTATCCTTCCGAGCACTGCCGCCAGAACAGACGTTACCGGTCTTCCAGGACCTTTTCCAAGCGTTCCATCATGGCGGTGTTCTGCGCGATCACGTCCGTGCAGCGTTCGACCATCGGCAACAGCACTTGGCGCTGCTCGTCTTCCAATTTCGAGATGCGCTTGCTCATGCGCAATTCGCGCAGCCAGTTCTGCCAGAGAAAGAATCCCACCACCAGCACCAGCGGCCCGTACTGCCTGAGCAGCACCAGTAGATCGCTCAGGTCCATGCCTATGCCCTCCACGAGAAAGAGAGAAGTCCGCCCGGCCCGGACCGCGCCGGGCCGGGCGGCTCGTTACCTTGGAGCAGCAGGGCTTAGCCCTGGAGGACGCAGCACAGGTTGGTGTCCAGCACCGCGACACCGGCGAGGATGTCGAGGTTGACCACCGTGCCACCGTCCTTGATGCTGTACTGCATGGAGACCCGCATGGCGATGTCGTTGTAGACACCGACGTGCGACAGCACGCCCATCGCGTTGTTCGGGATGGCCAGCGGCCGAGTCACGAGGGCGATGGCGTTGCGGTGGAAGGCCATGTTCAGCGAACCGGCCGGACCGGGGTAGCACTTGTCCGTGGCACCGACGCCCGCGTCCAACGGCCGGTCCAGGAGGACCGTCCAGTAGGTGCCGGTCGGGCTCGGGTTGCCCTGGTTGTCGGACTGGTACGCCTCGATCACCGTGTAGGTGTACCGGCCGCCGTTGCAGTTGAACGCCAGGAGTTGGCCGACCTGCGGCAGGACCGCGTTGGTCAGCACGATGCCCTGCGACCAGCCCGCCGCGTAGGCCGTGCCGCCCAGCGTGGCCTGCTTGTAGCAGGTGTAGTTCGCCGCCGCCAGCGTGGCGTACTTGTTCGCCTCGTTGAGGGTCACGGTCGTGTGGTCGGTGGCCGCCGCCGTCACGTAGGTCGGCTGGTCGTTACCGTCCACTACGAGGAACTCGCCCACGTTCGGGTTGTAGGCGGGGTCCACGGTGACGGCCTGCGCGCCGCTGCCGCCCGCGGCCAGGGCGTTGGTCACGGTGCCGTTCGACACGACGCAGGAGGTCAACTGCACGCTGTTGACGTTCTGGTCCATGTACGTGTCGAAGCCCAGGATGCGCCCCAGAGTGGCGCTTTCCAACGCGGTGCCGAAGTCACCACGCTGCTGGGCGGCGATGAACAGTTCGTTCTTCAACAGGGCGGTCTCGCTGGTCGGGGCCAACACGAGGTTGCGGCTTTCCAGCGGGGCCTTGTTGATGTTCAGCCGCTCGCGGGCTTCGAGTACGAAGTCCTTGCTGTTGTCGGCGGTGAGGTTCTGCAGCCGGCCGACGCGGCTCGTCGGGCCGCCGAGGAAACCCCAGACGTGCCCCAGCACGGCGCGGTCCACCGAACGGGCAATGGTCATCATGCCCGGCCGGAGGTAGATGTCCACCAGGTCTTGGAAGGACTTGCTGGCCTCGCCGTCCTTGATGGTGAAGCTGGTGTAGAACCACTGGTCCAGCGGGACCTTCACGTTGGTCGCGGTGGCGTCCTGGTTCTGCAACTCGGTGCCGTCCGACTTGCGGCGAATCTGGAACGTGCCCGGCCGGCGGGTGTTCACCACGTCGCCGAACTGCCGGATTTCGTTCTCGAAGTCGCGGTGGACCAGGTTGGCGATCACCATGTTTTCCTGGAGGATCGCCAGTCCCTCGGCCGCCCACAGTTCGGGGATGAAGCCATTCGCCCCGGTGGCGGTCACGTCGAAGTTGTTGTCGTAGCACGCCAGAACGGCGCGCGAGAGGTACAACGGATTCATCGTTGCAAACTCCATGTTGAAGTCACACAAAGGAAACGAGACACCGCTACGTTGCGGCACCTCAACGACGAACCCCTGTCAGCGCACTAGCGGCGAGCCTGGCCCTTCTTGGGCGCGCGTAGCCCGAGAGCCCCAGGGTTGGTCTCTCGCAGCTTCATGTACTCGTCCATGTTCCCGGCGATTTTCCGGGGATCGACTCGACCGTTGCCCGACGCAAGGCCGCCGGTTGCCGCATTCGACCCGACTCCGCTGACGACGCCGGACTTGAAGAGGTTGGCGTAGAGTTCGCCCAACTCCTTCATCCGCTTCACCGCGGCCTCGGGGGAATGAATGGTCACGATGGCTTCCTTCGTTATGGGATCGGTGTCCGGGAAGTCCACCACGACCTCGAATGCCCCAGTGCCCTTGCCCGTCTTCTCGTCCACGACTTCCTTGAGACGAGTCATCGGGCGCAGCACTGACATCATCGTCTTGACGTTGTACGCTTCACCGCTGACGGCCGCGTCCTGCAAGGCCCGCTCGATCATGCCCTCGCGGTAGCGGGTCTCCCATTCCTTGGCCTGCCTCTCAAGCTGGCCAACCTTGACAGCGTGTTGCTCCTCCAACTGCTTCCTCTCGTATTCCGTCCGCTGCTTGTCCGTAAGCTGCGCCTTCCGCACGTCCTCCAACTGCTGGGCCAACGATTCGCGCTCCTGAACCGTGAGGTTCTTGGAGGCCACGGCATCCTCCAACGCCTTCTCGACCCGCTGCAACTGCGCTTGGTGCTTCCGCTTGTCCTCGGCCAGATAGCGGTTCAGGTCATCCTGGGTGAAGCGGCCATCGCCCGCGCCGGCCCCGGCACTCGCGCCGGCACCCGCGCCAGCCCCGGCACCCGCGCCAGCACCCGCGCCGGCCCCGGCACCCGTGTCCCCCGCTCCCGCTCCCGCGCCCTCACCCTCGTAGCAATTCAGCACCGCGCGCGACAGATAGAGATGGTTCATCTGCATTCACACTCCCCCACGAGTGATCTGAAAGACGTTCCCCGCCTCGTGGTGTTACGGGGGTCTTCCTCGGCATTGAATGGGGCTGCCAAGTTGGCCCAGCATTGGAGTCCGACACGCGCCGGACTTACGAAACTCGTGACATCCGCACGGCCTGGTCGTCGCGCAAGAAGGGCTTCAAGAGCGACCAAGCCAGCGGATTCGGTATGAGGTTTATCAGGTGCTCAATCGGCACCATGTTCCGCTCGTAGTGCGTCCGCACCTCGGCATAGCCTTGTGCCGTCACGGACAGGTTCTCCAACTCCATCTGCGGGTCCACGCCGTCCAAGAGGCTGTAGGCCAACTCGTACTCGGCAACGCGGATCGCCTCGGGAACATCCGTGTCGGCCCCGCGGGGGAACTCCAACGACTGACTGGCGTTGGCGGTCCGTTCCTGCTCGTGATACTGTTCCCACTTCTGCCGGTCGAAGGTCCCGTTGGTCGGGTTCCGCCACGGCGGCGGCGTCTGCTGATGGAAGATGTAGACCGCGTGCTTCTCCCCTTTGTAGTCCAGGTTGTCAATCAACCGCCGGGCGGACAGCAGGGCCTTCGTCTGGTCGGCCGACAGCGCCTCGTCCCAGGCGTCCGAGTGCAGGCGGCCGGTGAAGTAAGCAGCCGCCTCGTCGATGCTGCCGTAGATGTCGGTGTTGATCGCCATGACCTTCTCCTCACGCTGGCGTCAGCCAGTCAAGCTGCGTCCGGTCGTCGTGTTCCGCGTACCAGCCGCGCGCCCGCAGGTCGGACAACATCTGGAAATACTCTTGGTAGCGCCAGCGGATACGATCCATGCTGTAGTTGGCCACTGCCCGCCGGTGGATGTACTCCCGGTCCAGGCTCCGCGCGTTGCGGGCCGCAAACAGGAAGTGATCCAACGTGCGGCAACGGAAGCCGGTCTTGCCGTGCTCCACGGTCTCGGGGAACGCGCCCCAATCGGTCGTGATGGCTGGCGTGCCCGCCATCTGCGATTCCACGGCCACCGTGCCGAATGGCTCGACATAAAGCGTCGGGACAAAAGTGGCGATAGCTTGGCCGTAAAGCGAAGCCCGCCGTGCCCCGGTGACACAACCGACATACTCCAAGTTGTCGCCTTCGTACACCGCGCCGTCCGTGGCGTAAATCCGGTTGCCTTCCACCTTGGCGCATCCCTGCCCGGCGATCACGAGCTTCGCGCCCAGCCGCTTGCAGGTCTCGACGGCGACGTGGATGCCTTTCCGCTGGATCAGCCGCCCGATGTACAAGTAGTAGTCACCGGGCTCCTTGCGGTACTGGTAGTCGGCCGGGTTCAGGTAATTGGGGATCACCACGTCGTAGAACTTGCCGTCCGGGTCGTAGCTGCCCTGCGCGCCCCAAATCTTGTGCATGTGGGCATAGGACTCGAACACACGGAAATTGGCGAAGGTCCCGTTGTAGCCGATCCCGTATTCCACAGTGAGCACGCCGTCGCCGACCGCTCGCACCAGGGGCAGGTTCATCGTCCCCATGATGATGCACAGGAAATCGCCCGGCTGCTTCCGCTTGTTGATCTCGGCCGCCGCCCGCTCGTTGAGGAGCCGCCAGTACGGGGCCTGCCCCGACCAGTCGCAATCGTACAGGGCGTCGGGATCGAACTTGCCGAACCAGCCTTCCTGCTCGGCCACCGACAGGACCGCCACGTCTTCGACGCAGCAGTCGTTCACCTGGCTCCCCTCGGCCCCGTAGTGGAAAACCTCGTGGCCGAGGCTGCCCATCATCTGGCAGAAATGGAGCACCTTCGTCGTAAATGCGCACGCAGAGTGCTTGGGGTGTGTCTGCGTGTGCGGCAAGGCGACCACATGGAATCGCATACCGTCTCTCGCTCGCGTTGACGTAGCTGGTTAAGAGTTGAGGTTGAAGCCGCGTCTCTCACGCGCGACTTAGTATTCAGCCGAGGCGTAGTTGGTGACGAGGGCGTTTTCGTTCCCTACGGTGTTCAAGGCCGGATTGGTGTTGGTGGTGTTGGACTGGAAGTTCACCGACGTGACACGGCACAGGCCACCCACGTAAGCGCTCGCCCCGTACCCCACACCGCTGCCAACCAATGAGCCGCCGGTGATGTCGATAAAGCCGCAATTCCGCGCCAAGGCACCGGTGTAAGCACCGCCAATCGCCGTGAACGGCGCGTCGATGTGCGAACCGCCGCCGGACGCATACAGCCCGGCTCCATTGCCCTCACCACCGCAACCGCTGATTCCCAGCCATTGGTCGGTGCTCGCGTAGCCGTGCCAGACCCGCACGCCGTAGTCGAAATTGTTGATACCGAGGGACTGCAGCAGCACCGTGGGACTGCTCCCCAACCAACTGCTTCCCATCAGCCCGACCATGACCGCGCTCGTCGCGGTGTTCCGCACACCCACCAGCGCCAGCTTTCCCAGCGTCAAGTCGGCTCCCAGGTGGAAGCCATCGCCGCTGAACGTCAGCACGCTCTTGAGCACGCGAATGTAGCCCGTGACCGCACCGCTCGGCACGTCGCCGGAGAAGCTCCAGACCTGCAACGTGATCCGCTTGTTCACGGCATCAACATTCGTGACCTGGTGACAGCCGCAAAGCATCAGCGGCTTCGTGCCGCCGCTCGGTATCCGAATCACGACGTAATCGTTGACGGCGACGTTACTCACGTCGCTTACGTTCAGGATGACTGTATAGCCGCCCCCGATTGCCGTCGTGCTCTGCACCGACGACATGGTGATGTCGTAGGTGTTGACGCCGAGAATCTGCACCCGTGCGCCGCACGGATGCCAGTAGTCGATCTCGCCCACCGCCGCATAATGCCCGTCCTGGACATAGAGCGTGGCCGTGTAGGCTTGCGGGATGTAGACGGAGCCGATGACCGACAAGAACTTGCCGACCGTCTTCCACGGATTTCCACTGCTGCCGTCTCCCGTCGTGTCGTCTCCGTTCGGGCCAATGTAGTACGTGAGGTTGCCGCTGATCGCCGTTCCCGCGGGCCCGGTCGCGCCGGTCGGTCCAACAAGCCCCGTGGGTCCCGTCGCCCCGGTCGCTCCGGTCTCTCCGGCCGGCCCCGTGGGGCCACCCGAAGGACCCGATGGTCCCGAGGGGCCGGTCGCCCCGGTCGCGCCCACCAGGTACGCAGTCAAGCCACCCCAGCGCGTACTCTTCGGACCTGTCGCGCCGGTCGGACCCGTCGCGCCGGTCGCGCCGGCACCTGTCGGACCCGTCATGCCGGCTGGACCTGTCGGTCCAGTTGGACCGGTCGGCCCGGTCGCCCCGGTCGGACCGCCAGGCGGTCCCGGTACGCCAGCGGGCCCTGTCGGACCTGTCGGTCCAGTCGGTCCAGTCGGACCTCCCGGCGGCCCGGACGCGCCTGTTGCGCCCACGGGCCCTGTCGCACCCGTCGCACCTGTCACCCCGGTCGCGCCTACCAGGAACGCCGTCAATCCACCCCAGCGCGTGCTCCGCGGGCCTGTTGCTCCTGTTGCACCAGGCGCACCCGGCGCGCCACTTGGCCCGGTCGGACCCGTGGCCCCTGTCGGGCCGCCGGCCGGTCCTGTCGCGCCAGTAGCCCCCTTGGGGCCAGTCGCACCAACGAGACCCGTCAAGCCCGTGGGTCCAGCCGGCCCGGTCGCGCCAGTCGCCCCTTTGGGGCCTGTCGCGCCAACAAGCCCCGTCAAACCCGTGGGTCCAGTCGGCCCGGTCGCGCCAGTCGCCCCCTTGGGGCCTGTCGCGCCGACGAGACCCGTCAAACCCGTGGGTCCAGTCGGCCCGGTCGCGCCAGTGGCCCCCTTGGGCCCACTCGGTCCCATCGGGCCTGTTAGTCCAACGGGACCTGTCGCGCCGATCGCGCCAGCACCAGTTGGTCCCGTCGCGCCCGTGGCACCCTTCGGACCGGTAGGTCCGGTCGGACCCGTCGCCCCAGTCGCACCGGCACCAGTCGGTCCGGTCACGCCCGCCGGCCCCGTGGCACCTGTCGATCCGACAAGTCCTGTGGGACCAGTCGGCCCGGTCGGGCCCGTCGCGCCAATGAGCCCCGTGAGACCTTGCAGCCCCATCGGACCCATTGCGCCAGTAGGCCCCGTGGGTCCTGTTGCGCCAATGAACCCTTGCGGCCCGGTTGCGCCAGTCGGCCCCTCGGGTCCGCTTGGACCAGTCGGTCCCGTATTGCCCCGCGGCCCGGCTGCGCCTGTTGCGCCTTCGGGTCCGGTCGCGCCTGTTGCACCAGCGCCAGTCGGCCCGGCAGGTCCGGGAAGTCCCGTGGGCCCCGTCGCACCAGTCGCGCCAGTTGCGCCGACACCGGCCGGCCCTGTAGGACCCGTTGCGCCCGTGGCACCTACCAGGAAAGCCGTCAAGCCGCCCCAGCGCGTGCTCTGCGGCCCGGTCGATCCGGTCGGTCCCGTAGGTCCTGTTGCGCCTGTCTCGCCGGGAGTGTCCCAGTCTAGGTTCCCAGCGCCGTCCGTCTTCAGGACTTGTCCAGGCGCGCCGTCTGCGGCAGGGAACGTGAGCGGCGGAATCACCAGTTGATCGCCCGAGGCGAACTGGCGAACCTGTCCGTCCTCTTCGATCAACGGTGTATGTTGTGCCACTGGACCGCTCCCCAACAACCGCTTACAGCTTGATCGGAGCCGTGAGCGTCAAGTTCAGCTTGGTCGAACTCAGCGCCTTACCCACCCGCACGACGAATTGGCCCGCGGCGGACGGCGGCGTGGACGTGAGCTTGCCCGGGGTAGCAGGGTCCAGGAAATAAACCGCCCCCGGCGTCAGGCCGCCCGTCGTGCCCGCCACGGCGTCCCATTGGTCGGTCGTCGCCGTGAGCACGCCATCCAGAATGACGTTCCCCGTGGCTGCGGAGGCAACGGTCACGTCCTTCACCAGGCCCAGAACATCCGTGGTTGCCTGCGAGTTGGCCTGCGCGAGATCGGCCGTGCCGTCCGGCTTCACGTAGACGGCGTTGCCGATGACCATTGCGCCGAGATTGGCGTTCTGCATCGGGATGGTTGACACGTCGGGATCGACCCATTCCAGGACCGTGCCCGAACCCGGAGCCGCCAACACCTGGCCCTGCGCGCCCAGAGTGGCAGGCACTTGGAACGCGCCGGCATCGAGCCCGTCGCCCGACTGAATCTGTTCGAGTTGTCCGTTTTCCAAGACAACCGGCTTACGGTAGTTCACTGACATTGTTGTCACTCCTTAGAGTCGCACCCTTGTTTTGATGTCCACGTCCAGGACCGTCGCAGTCACGGCGATCCCGACTTGCACGACGAAACCCGCTGTCGGTGGCGTCACGGTGATCTGTCCCGCAGCGCTGTCCAAGTAGTAGATAGCACCCGAGGTCAAACTCGCGTTGCCGGTAGGTGTTGTCCAATCGCTCAATTCCAGACGCCCTGCCGGCACAATACTGAACGTCTCCCCCTGCCCCACGTCGCCGCGAGTGAAGCCGCACACTCGGCTTGTTGCTTCCTCCGCGGCACTGGCTCGATACGCTTGCGCGTCTCCTTGATTCACGTAGACCGGTTGACCGCCTTGCATCGCGTCGCCGGCCGTTGTCTCGATGTCCGCCGAGGGACCGGTCGGGCCAGTCGGTCCTTGTGGTCCTGTCGGTCCCGTTGGACCGCCCGGCGGACCCATCGGACCTGTCGGGCCGCTGTGACCAGTTGCTCCCGTTGCTCCCACGCGACCTAGCGGTCCTCGCGGCCCTGTCGCGCCGACGGGCCCCGTTGCGCCTGTCGCGCCGTCCGGCCCCATTGGTCCGGCCGGCCCGCTCGCGCCGGTCGGGCCTGTCGCGCCTGGTGCGCCGGTATCACCCTTGGGCCCTGTCGCTCCGATAGGCCCGGTCGAGCCTGTCGCCCCTCCTTCCGGTCCCGAAGGACCCGTGGGACCAGTTGGACCAACCCAACCTGATTGTTCGTAGGCAAACTGCATGACTTCGCCCAATCAGATTCAGAGGTTGGCGCTCCCCGACTCGACACCCTCTTGCGCGACTTCAAGCACCTCGGCCCAATGGCTTGGTCAAATCTTGCCCTCCTGTTGAACCAGTTAGGCCAGTCGCGCTCAGCGGCCTTACGTTGATGGCGTGAACGATTGCCACGACAAGTTGCCGCTGTCATCCGATTTCAGATACCAGCACATGCTGTTGCCGGTCGGTGCTGGCGGAAGTCCCGCGCTCGGACCTGTCGCCCCGGTGGCCCCCTTTGGACCCGTCGCGCCGATGAAACCGGTGGGGCCGCGCGGACCTACCGGACCCACCGGTCCCGTCGGTCCCACTTCACCTGTGTCACCGGTATCGCCTTGACTGCCTTGCGGACCCGTCGCCCCGGCCGCGCCGACAGAACCCGTCGCGCCTGTGGCTCCGGTCGGACCTGCGGGGCCTGTCGCGCCAACGTCGCCTTGCGGCCCCGTAGAACCCGTTGCGCCTACATCGCCTTGCGGGCCAGTCGCGCCGGCAGGACCAGTTGCGCCGGCAGGCCCGGTGGGACCTGTCGCGCCTGGCAGCCCTGGGGCTCCACTTGGACCCGTGGCTCCTGTGCGCCCAAGCGACCCCTGCGGGCCCGTCGCGCCAGCAGGCCCGGTTGGACCGGTCGGTCCTTGTGGACCCGTCGCGCCTGCCGGACCAGTCGGGCCGCCGGAATCGCCCTTCGGGCCGGTCGCGCCTGCGGCCCCCACTGGCCCCGTCGCGCCAGTAGGACCGGTCGCCCCTGTCGGGCCAACAGGCCCGGTGGGACCTGTAGCTCCGGTATCTCCTTGGGGGCCAGTCGCGCCATCGGGACCGGTGTCGCCGATCGGGCCCGCTGGCCCGGTAGGTCCGATCGCCCCTGGCGCTCCATCAGGCCCCGTCTCGCCAATGGGACCGGTCGCCCCGGCAGGCCCGGCGGGACCGGTCGCCCCGATGTCACCCTGGGGGCCCTGCGGTCCCGTTGAGCCGGTGGGCCCAGCAGGACCGGTCGCGCCGACGGGACCCTCGGGGCCCGTCGCGCCGCCGGAGCCTTGCGGACCAGTGGGACCCGTCGCGCCAACATCTCCTTGCAGACCCGTTGCGCCGACAGGCCCAGTGGCACCGGCAGGACCGGTCGGCCCGGTCGAGCCACGATTGCCCTGGGGACCTTGCGGCCCGGTGGGACCAGTCGGTCCCGTGGGACCATCGGATGGGCCAGGCGGTCCCGGTGGACCCGCAACCCCGGAAGGTGTGTCGTAGCTCAACATGGCTAAATCCCCATCCACGCAAGGTCCTGGTTGTCGCTGCCGGAGACCGCGTAGACCTGTGAGGGGTCTTCCACCGGCAGTTCGAGAACGCTGCCGGGCAACAGCGGCATCCCACCGGTCGCCGTGGTATCTGCCGTGACGCTCTTCTTGCCGACCCAGATCACGTCGGTGTTGGGCGTGGGATCGTTGGGCCCGGGTGCTCGCAGCAGGAGGCCGCGCACGAACTTCTGCGACACCTCGCTGACCGGAACGGGTGTGGTGCCCACCGCGGTGTGACCGTTTGCCAGTCGCGTGGACGGCGAGGTTTCTTTGACTTCCCACATGGGACTATTCCTCTTTGTTGTGCCTGCCCATGCCGCGGACCGGTGGCTTCGCCGTGTCGTTCAGGGTGGTGTCGCGGCTGGCCGCTTTCTCCGTTCGCCCCGCGCCGCGGTCAGCCGACAGATCGGCCACGCCCCGCGCGCCAGCGTCACTGTTCATGTTCCCCACGTCACTCAGATTCGTGGACTCCGAGCCCATCGTCTTGCCGGTCGCCGGATCGCGCCGGGTGCTGCCGGTGGTCTGGTCGCCGAATTGGCCGCCCTTCTGCTGGGCTTGCAGAATCCGAATCGCCCGCGCCGCGTGATCCTCGCGGGCCTGGATATGCTCGTCGTCGTTGAAGCCCAGCGCCATCGCGCCGGTCTTCTCGCCGCACAGGCCCGCCTCGACCGCCGCGATGATCGTCGTCGGGTCGCTGGTGGCGTAGGGGGCCTTGTCGATCTCGTCGAAGATGGCCTGGATGTCGCTGACGCTGATCTTGCCGCCCAACAAGGCCAGCACGATGCTCTTGGCCAACTCCCGCTTGACCTTTTGCCCTGGCACCGCGTACATCAACTTGACCAGGTTGTCGGCCTCTTGGATGCGGTCCGCGTCCGTCTTGAGGCTGTAGCGGTCGGGATACTTGATCGTGGCGATGTTCCGCTTCGCCGGATCGCGTTCCTCGTAGGCCGCCCAGAACTCGGCGATCTGCCGCTCGGCGGCCTCCAGCACAAGGCCGATGTAGGACAGCCCGGCTTCGAGGCCCTGGTTGTCCATCGACTTCGATTCCGCCGTGGCCCGGTTCGCCGTGTTGGCCACGGCCAAATGGATCAGCTTGCGGATGTCGTCTTCCAGCTTGGCCTGCAGCTCCATCGACGCCTTCAAGGGCTCGCTCGACGGATTGATGAACGCCGGAGGGTTCATCTTCATGTCGTAGTAGCGGCCCTGCATGATGCCGACCGTGACATCGTTGTCGGCTGACGCCTGGCCGCCGGTGGTCGCGGTTCCGTCCTCGCCCACGGCGTTCTTCAAGTGGCTGCCGCTGGCCCGCATGTCCTTCTGCTCGACGTAGAAGGGGAAATTGGCCTTGAGGGCGTAGTTGATGTCCGCGGACCCCAGATTCAACAAGGCGATCTGGTGGTTCACCACGTCCTTAATCATGCTGTCGCCGATGTCCAACAGCACGAAGGGGATGCGGGTCAATTCCAACTCCACGGCCCCCGCGGGGTTGCCGTCGCGGTCGATGGGATTGCCGCTGGTGTCCAGGAATTGCAGGTTGACCCGGCCCGTGTCGCGGTCGATCCACAACATGCGGAAGCGCTCGACCGTCGTGGTCGGCAGGTAGGTCCGCTGGTCGAAGTTCAGCACCACGTCACGAAGCAAGAGCGCCTGGAACGTGGACGGTTCATCCGGCTTGGAGCAGGTCCAACTCAGGATGTCCTCAATCGGATAGAAGTACAGGTACGGGCGGAAGTTCTTCACGTCCGCCAAGGTGGCGTTACCCGGGACCTCTGGCGAATCCACGTAGACGCCCACGCGGCCCATAATCAGCAACTCGGTCAGCACCTTGATGCCGAGGAAGCCGTTCATCGTGTTGCCGCGGAGATCGACGCCCAGGTCCAGGCCGTTGCACGCCCGTTGATAGGCCACGCTGCCGTCGCGCCGCGTGGTATCCTTGAGCCGCTGGAAAATGGCATTCCGCACGTCGTTGAGTGCCACACGCGCGTAGGTCGGGATCGGCGTCAGGTTGAGCCGGTCCTGGAAGTCCTTTTCGTCCTCGCGCGAAGTGAACTTCTGCAAGAACAGCTTGCGAAAATACTCGCCGCCGTTGTAGCAGATGCGCCACTTCCGCCAATCCAGCAGGCTGCTGAGATAGCTCGGGTGGCGAACTTCGACGATATTGGTGATGTACTGGACAACCACGCGCGTATCCCTTTACAGGACCTTTTGATTGATGGCCGCGCCGCCAACCATGCCCGCGGCAAAGGTCAGCCCGATGTCCGCATAGACCAGTGAATGAGCGTAGTGATCGGGTCCCGTCTCAACGTAAACCGCCTCGGGATTCCCGTGCTCGTCCTTCTCGTAGGTCCGCACGAGGTTCTTGACGTGCTCGCGGTATTCCAGCGAAATGTCCTTGGGAAGCTGAATGCGCGTCGGATTCATCTTGAAGCGGCCGAGCGTGCAGCCCAACCAGTTTGTGCGATCCACCGTCGCCATCGGCGCACCGGTGTCCTCCTCCGTGACCGCAATCTCTTTTGCCGTGATTCCTCGCCGATAGCGGCACAGCCACACGTAGCCGTGGAACTTGCGGGCGAACCGCCGGGCGTCATTGATGTTCGGGTCCGCGTCGATCACGCAGGCCAGGACTTGCCACTCCCGCATCAACTGGCCGAGGTACGTGAAGTCGTCCTCGCGGAACTTGCCGTACCAGAGCACCTTCCCGTAGGCCGCCAGGTTGATGTCGATGCGGCGGTCGCCGTCGAAGAACCACTCGACCGCGGAGATGTAGCCCGTCTTCCCCTGGTCCACTCCCATCGTTATCAGGCGCTTGCCGCCGACTGCCGGCCGCAGGTCGTGGATCGAGTAGTCCCGCACGGCGTTGTCCAGCATCGCGTCCGTGACCTGAGCGTTCTCGCCGATGAACGGCAGCCCGAGTTTCGAGTTGTGGAACTCCTTGTTCGCTGCCTCGTCGCCTTGTCCGCGAAAGTGAGCGACGACAATCTCACCTGGCGTGACCGTTGACGAGTAAAGCTGGTTTGCGTAAAAGCCGCGGGCCTCTTTCGGGTCCGCTTGCGAATTCGTCGCCTGCCACATCCCGTCCGCCAGGAACTCGGGCTTCGCCTTGTGCTCCAACCTGTGCTTGCACTCTTTGCACTTGATGAAGGATTCATGGCAGCGAGGGTCCATGACCGTCTCGCCGATGATCTCCATGCAGTCGGGCCAGACAAGCCCCGTCCAACGGCCGCAGTGCGGACAACGGAAAAGGTAATGCTCCTGCGTGCTGGTGAGAAACAGCTTGTGGATGCCGTACTTGGGCACCGTGGGCGTCGAAATGGCGACGACATGCTTCTCGATCTGCCCGGACAGCCGCTCCAAGGCCAGCCAGATGGCTTTGGTGTCCATTTCGTCCAACTCGTCCAGGACCAGTTCCGAGACGGGAATGGATTTCAGGTTCGAGTCGCCTCGGCTCCCGCGGATGTAAAGGACATTGGTGCCCGTGGACTTCAGGCCCACGGTGTTGGTGTCCACGAACAGCGATTTCAAGTAAGGGCTGAGCTTCAGTGCGGTGGCGAAGCGAGCCTTGGAAAAGTCGCTCGCATTCAACGTCGTCGGAAGCACGTACAACACGTCGCGCTTCAACTGGTCAAGCGTGTAGAACGCCCGATTGATCCCCGCTTCGGTGATCCCCAACTGTGCCGCCTTCATCGCCACGGTGAAGGCTGCCTTGCTGTTGTGAATCTCGCGGCACCAGGGGTGGTACTTGAAGCTGTAAGGACCGGGGAAGGGTGCTCCCATCACCCTGCGATGCTCAGCCCATCGGCTACACGACCGGAGCGACGAATTCTTGAAGCCGACCGTGATCCCTTCCTGCAAGGCATCCCAGAGATCGTCGCGGCTGTCGCATCGTTGACCCATCGTGTAGCCACCGTTGTAGCAGAGGTTGCATGTCAGGTTCGCTCGGCGTTTCGCTCGGTCAGTTTGCGTTCGTCCTGTGCAACCTCATGTTTCGTCAGTTCGCCGCTTGGCCTGCGGCAGCCGGTGGCTCGGTTGCCGGCGGTTCGGCGGCGGCCGGCTCGGTTGCCGGCGGTTCGGTGGTTGGAGCTTCCGCGGTCGGCGCTTCTGCGGCGGCTGGCGGCTCGGTGGCCGGGGCTTCCACGACGGCCGGGGTTTCCGCGACGGCTGGGGCTTCCGCGACGGCTGGGGCTTCCGCGATGGCCGGGGTTTCCACGATGGCCGGGGCTTCCGCGACGGCCGGGGCTTCCGCGGCCGGCGGCTCGGCGTCAGCGCTCGAAGCCGCCTGGGCGTCCGCGGCACTCTCAGCCGCCGGTGTCTCAACCTGCGCCGTCGGGCAGACGGTCGCTGCGATCTCGGCCACCTTCCGCGTGGCGGCTCGCAGCAGGGATGGACCGCAACCGAACGGCACTCGCTGGTCGGCCCCGAGGAAGCACGAGTACACGTCCACTTCGTCTTCCTGGACGCCCGCCGGCAAGGGGATGTCCACATGCCGATTGCTCTGATCCGTCGTCATGCCGACTTCACCCTTCGGCGTGCAAAGGATGATCGACACGTAAGCGTGTTCATTGCTAAACGGGACGGGAATTCGCATGACTGTCCTCGCAGGCTTTCGCCGTTTCCAGCAAGTTGGCCGCCATCCGACGCAAGTGGACCGGATCACCGCCCGGTGCGCCGAGAAGCGTGTAAACGCGCATCATTTCCACAACCGCATTGCAGGTGACAAGGGCATGGTGCCAGAGGCGCTTGGCGTCCTCAGCCACCAAGCCGGACACCGGCGGCAACTTCGGCTTGGCCGGCATCGGCGAGCAGTTGGCACACCGTCGCTCGGCCATCGCTCACTCCTTGAAAAGTTCGTCCATCAGCCGGACGGCCTCGTCGATGTTCTGCGTCCGCACCGTCTCATGGCCACAGCGAATCACGAAATAGACCGGAATGCTCGTGATGCCGTAATACTGCTTCGTAGTCTCCGAGCACTTGTCCAGGTCCACACGCTCGACCACCACTCCGCGCCGCTCCAACTCATCGAGCTTGGCGTGTCCCGCGACGCAAGTCGGGCACCACTCGGCCCCGAAGGCAATAATCTTCGGCGGGCAGCAAGGCTTGTGTTCCTGCTGATGTTGCTGTTCCTGCTGCTGACGCTCGTGATTCGGCGTCGGCCAAGGAGCTACCGGTGTCGGCGGCTGACAGCCCAGAATCAGGATGGTCGCAACAATGGCCGACAACGGCAGCAAAACCGAAGTGCAGAAAGTTCGCGTTCTCATACCGACCATCCCTTCCCACTGTGAAAGGCGTGAATGGTTCGCAGGATCGCGGCCACTGCGTCGTCGATGGAAAGCCGGCCGCGACTCCGTTGGGCATACTCCACGTTGCTGGCGAACTTGTGCGCCCGGCTGTACTTCCAGCCGTGAACCAGCATCAAGTACCGCTCGACGCATTCATGGACGAGGATGTACGGCAACTCGTCCGGGTGCATCGTGTATTCCAACCAAACCTCGTCGGCTGGAATCCAGACGTAGCGGCCGTGGTTGCCGCCCTCAATGAACGGGACGTAGTAGCGGTCCCGAACGGCTTGACCGTTGACCAGCCAGACCGTGATCGGGCCGATCTGAACGTACTTGCGGACGTAAATCTGGCCCGCATTGCTGTCGCCCGCGTCTCGCAGCCGCTCTTCGGCCGTGTTGCCCGCCTTGTAGGCGGCGTCGAGGGTGGCCCCGCTCTCCAAGCGCCTCAGTTGCGTGAAGGCGTTTGCCAGGACAAAGCGATACTCCGATTCCTGCAGGTCGTCTTCGAGCCAGATTTCGTTCTCGGGGATCAGCTTCGGGAAGTAAGCATGGATCGACCACTCACCGAACTCTTCATCCCCTTCCGGCCGCGAATCGCGGACGGCCTCACCGTCCACGATGCAGACCTTGTACTCGTCGTATTGGCGATAGAACCGCTTGCGGACATTCACGGTGGACCTCCCCCGATCCGCAATGCGGTTCTCGAAGGGCTCGCGGCATCCGGGAGCCCTTGGAAAACCGGTCCCGGCCGGTTATGACACCTGCCGGGACGCGGATGATACGGAAGACCTGTCAAAGTGCGCTTGAGTCCGAGGCGTGACAGGTGTGCTGCTGCCCTAGCCTTGGGCCGCCGGAGCGGGAGCAGCCGGAGCGGGTGGAGCGGCCGGCGGGGGAGCCTGGGCGACGGCGAGCTTCGCCTTCACCAGGGCCAGGCCCTCGGGAGTAGCGAGCTTCGCGGCCAGCACGTTCTCCCAGGTGTCTTCCAACTCCTTCTCGATGGCATCGCTGCCGTTCTCGACCAGCTTGGCCAGGTCGCACATGCGCTGGAGCAGGTCTTCCACGTCGCCCACGGCGAAATCTTCCAAAAGCGCCGGCAGCAGCTTCAAGCCGGCCGCCCGCAGGCGAATTGCCAGGGCTTGCGCAGCCCGCTTCTTGGCCAGCAGGTCGCAGTTCTTGCCGAACAGCCACTTGCCGAGTTCACGGCCAACCAGCACACAGACCAAGGCCGCCAGAATCAGGATCACAACTTCCGGGGTCATCGTTCGTCTCTCCGAAGTTCGGGAATGCCGCACGCGCGGCGGAATGGGTCAAAGAACACAGCACGCGGGGACAGGACTGAGAGGGCAGGCTGGTTACTTAGCCGGCGTCAGCTTCGCCTTGATCTTCTCCTTGAGCTTTCGGCCATAGCCCCAGCAAAGGCCGACGAGGAGGGCCGCCCCGCAGAGCGGGGCCGCAATCCAGCCGGGCAAATCGACCGCCGGCTCCATGTCGGGCGTACCGCCGTCGTCAATCGGCTCTGGCGTGGGGTCGGGCTTCGGCTGAGGCTGCGGCTGAGGACGTTCCAGCTTCTTCAAGCGGTTGTCGGCGTCGCGCCGCCACGGCAGCACCGGCCGCAGGCCGCGGATCGCATTGACCGCCTTCGCCAGAGCGCTATTCAGTCCGCCGGCCGTCATGGGAATGTCATTCCCGGCCGCCTCATAGACCACGGTGCCGTCCGGCTTCTGCATCCGCACGGTCGGCAGCGCCTTGACGTTCGGGGCATAGCGCTCGGTGTAGATCGCGGTATTGGTCGTCACGGGACAAAAGTGGACCTGACCACGCAGGTTGGACAGGCTCGGCGTGTTGTCGAACCAGCCCAGGATTTCGTTGTACCTCGCGTCATTGGAATCCCCGACGACGCTGATGTACCACTTGCCCTGGTCGTTGGGCAAGCTGACCACGCGCTCTTCGGACAGGACGCCATTCACGGTGTCGGCGCAGCACGGGGCCACGGCCGCGAAGAGGGCGAGCGCACACAACAGGCACAGGAGCAACTTGTTCATTGCCTTCCTCTCTTGTGAAACAGACTTGTGACGTTATCGTGGAAGCGGAGCCGCCGGAGTGTAGATTGGCGCAATGGCCCATCCGTCGCTCGCCTTCCACTCGGCAATCAGCGTCTCACGCGGGACCCAGATGAACCGCTCGACATCGTTGTTGTCGAGGATCGCGGCCCACTTGGCATCAAGATGCACCAGCGCGACCATGTGCTGACCGCCCTTGACGGTGATGCCGCAGCCGCGCCGCGTGCGGCAGGCCCATTCCAGGAACCGCACGTCGCCGTTGGTGACATAGGCATAGCGGACGTGAGCCCGGTCCAGCCGCTCGGCCATGTCGGCAGGCCACTCGCCGTCGCCCTCGTTCTGCCGAATCCAGTCGGCTGTGTAATAGCGGCCCTGCCACCGCAGCAACGACACCAACGAGGCCCAAGTGCAGGAGCCCATGCCCTGCGCCCCTTGCCAATTCCGCTGCCGCAATTCCAGCGGCACATTTACGGTCGGCCGCTCGGCCGTTGCCGGCCGGGGTGCTGCACTCGGGACGTTGCACCCGGCGACCGTCACCGCCAGAAGCAACACGACCAAGGCAATCCGTTTCATCGCAGTCTCCGTGGTGCGAGGACCAGTTCTCTGCGCCGCAGGGTGCGGCACAAATGGTTCGGATTCCAACGAGCGGCGTTGGCGGTTGGCATGATGCCGATTTCCGCGTAAGCGGCGGCCACCCATTCCGAGCAGAAGATGTGGTGAAGGTCTTGCTCGCGGAGGCACGATTCCAGCCACGAGAACCCGACGCCTGCGGAACGGAACGCCCCCATCGCATCGTAAGGGGTGTGGATCGTCGCCATCAGGAACTCGGTCAGCCGCCCGTCCTCGTAGTCATAGAGCGGCCGATAGAGCGGATAGTGCCAGACCTTGCCGTTGTAGACCGGAACTACCTTGTTGAGATCGTGTGCCTGCGTCCCGTCGAAGCAGGTGCCTGCGATCTCGCACGGCATCTTCTCCAGCGTGGTGCTCTCAAAGAGCAGCAAGCGGCCGTCGGCGGCGTGCGCCATGATGCCGACATGGCTGATGCCGTAGAACGGAATCCCGTAGGTGCCGATGTTGATGATCGCCCCGATCAGGCTTCGACCAGCGAAGCCGATCACGTCGCCCGCCTTGACAGCGTGCGAATTGACCAGGAGCGTGTCGTGATCGAGCATGGGCACTGGCGACATGGTTAGCCTACCGACCGTGCTGCTTGGGCGGCGTCGGCACCGGTGTGAATGGCCTTCCGCCGCGCGTTTCAGGATCAGGAATGTTGATCGTATTGATGTTCGTGACGACTCGGGACACGCTGTTGCGGCCGACCTTGCCGTGGAAACCCAGACGTTCCTGTGCATCGGCCCAACAGTCTTCGCAGCGGGTCTCACCCGGATAGGTGACGATGCGGCCACACGCGCACCAGACAGGAAGGGCGTGCTCGGAAACCGCCGGATTGACCTGAGCCCGCATACTACTTGCCAGGAGCCGGGAGGGCCGGAACTGCTGCCGACTCGTTGCGGGCTTCCTGGATGATGGTGCTGACATCATCAATCAGAACGTCCACCACTTGCTCGTAGCCCGGTCGGTTCGCAAGCCGCTTCACGAGCGCCTCGCATATCTGCCGGCCGACCCGTAGCAACGTCGGCTTCGACAACAGGCTTCCCAGGCGCTCTTCAAGCTCGAAGCAGAGCTTGATCGTCCTTTCCATGTCGGCCTTGTAGAGGCGCACCTTGCTGAACATCAACTGGCGTTCGGCATCGGTACTACCGGCCGCATTCCAAGTCTCTTCCAGCATCAGGCGAGCCATTCCGATACTGTCCCGCAACGACTTGATATGGTCGCTCTCGGATAGCATTGCCAGCCGAGCCCGATCCCTGGCCTTTGCCAGAAGCAGATCGTACATCCCGGGAGCCGGGAGCCGCTGCATCCCGGCGTGGGTCTCACAATAGTCGGACCCTTCCACCTTGACCCCCCAGCACTGGCCGGTGGCGTCCGGGGCCAGGCACCGCCGGGGGTCCGCAGGGTCCGTCACACGGTCCAT